GTGTTTTTGAGAAACGTCCATACCTGTCATTGAATGATTTTTCCAAGTCTTCTTTTGCGGCTTTTGTTTCTTGAGCAAGCATTTGTCTGGTTTCTGCTTTTGAATTAATAGGAAATTGATCAATTAACTTTTTTTCAAGCTCAGATTTTTCTAGGCCAAGATCTTCATACTCTTTTTGTAAATACTGTTTAACTTGGATATCACTTTCCGAAGCACTTTTTTTAGTGCCTTGTAGTGATTCATTTAATTTCTTCTCATATTCTTTTATTTTTTCAAGATCTCGATATGGCTGCCTTATTTTTGAGCCAACTTTCTTGATCCCTTGCACTACCGACACACCAGCAGGTATAGCACCGCCAACAAGCGCACCTGTTAACGCCGAACCTAATCGGTCATTTTCATTGCTCGCAGCGCCCATAAAACCACCGCCAGCAATCCCACCAAGAATACGGGTAATCGGATTATTTAATGCTTTAAAAATCTTAAAAGAAATGCCACCTGGCACGGCTAGCCCACCAGAAAATTCACCTATGCCACCCCCAACTTTTCCAGCAACGCTTTCTGGATAGTACCCCCTTAGAGAAGGATGAGGAACATGGTACGGCTGTTTACCAGTAAAATGCTCGTAAATAGACGAAGGAAAATTCAAAATCGAAACGCCAGTATCGCCAATGCCTTGCGCCATCCCGACCGCACCACCTTTTTCATAATCCAGTAGGTTTTTAAAAAAACCCTGTTTTGGGTATGTGCTTCCTGATGACTCATAACCACTTGACGAATAATCATCATCAGCCAATAAGTCAATAGGGCCGTTCGTTGGTTCGTCATCAGCTAATAAATCGATAGGCATTATTCGTCCTCCATTTGTACCAGCGCCATAAATTCATCAACTGTCATGTTGTTCTTTTTCGCCAACCTGTCGATGACTTCATTTTCACTCATTCCACGCGACTGCGCCGTATGGGAGATATCGCTCCATGTATATGATCTGCTTGGTGATGCTGACGCTCTGTTTTTCCCACCTGATGCCAAGAATTCCTCTCGCTTTCTGTTGACATCCCTTACCGCTTTATTGTGTCGTCTTTCTACTTCTTTTGATAATTCTGCGGGCAAATAATCATTGATAGCTCTTAATGCTTTTGGCCATCCTTGCCTTATTGCAGCTTGCTGATGCGCCAAAGCAGGTACTGTTGCTCTTTGTCCTTGTGACAACAATTGGAATCCAGAGTATTCTGGAACAAGCCGGTCAGCAACTGCGGCTTGTATCAGCCTTTCTTGGGCGGCTTTATCTCCTACAATTGCAGCGACGCGATCTTTTAACATATTGGCACTAGCAAACTCTCCCAAATACTCCTTGGGCAATGAAACAACATTTTGCAATTGCTCTCTGGCAATGTCAGAAGATCCAGTTTGTATATTTGCTTTTTCCGCTGCTTGTTTAGTAGATGTGTCAATCTTCATTTCCTGCTCTTGCTGCGGCGACATTAAAAAAGGATCAATGCCCGTAAAAGCCTTTAAAACAGCAGCTTTCATATTATTGCCACCGCCAAATTGCTCACCATCACCTTCACCCATAACAGATTGCAGCAATCGACTCATCATTATATTTTTTTGAGCAGCACCTCGCATTTGATCAATCTTAGCTTGTTGCATTGCTGGCATGTAAGCTGCCTGCAACCCTTGCATCATTGAACCCAAATACTCAGGCTGCCCCGTAGCTTCCTGAGGACTTAATCGAAACGCATTAACATTAGGTTGGAAAGCCATCATTAACCCCCAAATAATTTACCAAGACTGCCGCCTATAGCGCCACCAGCAGGGCCGCCAAGGAAACTACCAGCCGCCATGCCAAGGCCACCAATCAAGTCGCCCCAGCCCTTGCTCTTGGCCTGATTCTGACCTGCCTGCCCCGCATAACCATATTGGGCTTGCATAGCTTGAATATTCGCCAGCAAATCAGCCATTCCAGTATTGGAATCATACCCCATTTTGTTAATGCCTTCCTCACCACCAAGACCAAGGCCATACAGACCCATCTGGCGATTCATATAATCACCATAGTCTTTAGAAGCTATATCACCAGCAAGCTTCATATTCTGCTCTTGGTGCAATGGACTGCCTAACATACCACCCGCAGCAGCCGCATTTGTACCCGCCGTCAACGCCTCTTGCAGCGCACGCTGATAGCCCGGAGATTGCTGGTAGCCCTGTCCTAGCTGCCCTTGCACATCGCCGCTCATAAGCCCTTTATAGCGGTTCTGGAGGTCTGTTAAAGCACCAGACCCTGCTTGCTGGTAAGGCTCATAGTAGGGCTTAGCCATGCCTGGAATGCCTTGCAGATATTGATTTGCGACATCTGCGGGATTCGGTTGCCCTTTGCCGAACAAACTAGACGCGCCGCCAGCGGCAGCACCAAGACCGCCTCCCATACCCAATAAACTTTGCAGCCAGTTTAAGCCACCTGTTTGTTGATCCATGTCAAAAACTCCTTAAAGTTCTAGGTAATCAGCGCCAGCTCTTAATATTGCTGGATTGTCTTTCGCGTACCCAATCATATTATTACATCTGCCGCATAACAGTCCGCGTATTTTCATTGTAGAATGGCAATGATCAACGGACAAACTTCTAGTCTTTTCTACAGCGTGCGTTTGCTTGGCAGTTTCATTATTAAGACAAATAGCACAAACACCATTTTGTTTGCTTAACATTAATTCATATTCATCTATTGTGATACCAAAATTTCTCATTAGCCAATGATGTTTTGTTTTTCGCTGACATCTTTTATATTTCTTTCCTGCGTCTTTTTTACACTGCTTGCACCGATAAAACCCTTCGCTTGTATGGGTTTCATCTACAGTCAGAAACCCATGGATCTTACATTTTATAACAATACCATCTGGCAACTTGTTTGGTGCAGGAGCATCATAAGATTTATATTTCTCCCATCTATATCTATGAACACCACACAACATATAGGCAGCGTATTTTACAGCACTCTCACAACCTGGAGCCTTACATTCTCCGTTAAAATCTTTAAATTTTACTTTTGCTTTTTCGCGAAAATCCGCTTGATATTCTCGCATGCACTTTCGGCATTGATAACGAAGACTCTTGCGATTATGTCTTTTTGAAATTGAAATATCCTCGTCATCAAGCAAGCCATGTACTTTACAAAAACCATCGCGAATCATAACTTCTCCAAATAAGTTAATCTCCAATTTAAGTTACAAAGCCGCTTGTTGGAGACAAGTTTTCACGCTGCAGGCGCTAGGCTTTGTATTTGCATCATACCATTAGGTTAATGTCACCACCTTAAATAATGGAGCCGCATCTGGGAAAGTATTAGAATTTCTAACCGCTATCTCTACAGTATCCTGTGTATAATCTGTTGGATGCTGAACATAAAGCATTGTGCCTGCTTGGCATGTAAATTGCCCCTGCGCATTCGTGTGATTTTGTATGGCTGTTCTATCTGTTGCGCTTTGCGTCGGCATCACTAGCCCTTCAGGGCCGTAGTTATTTTGCAATGAGGTGGTTAGCGCCTGCAAAAACGTCAAAAAGTCATCCGTTGCCATGCCGTTCTCATCGACGAGCCTGCCAATCGGTAAATTTGGTACTCTTATAACTCTTGGTACGTTGGCCATTATTGATACACCTCTGCGATCCCATCAAACGCTGTAAACCTTGTGTAGCCTGAAAACCTGAACTGGAACGTTACATCATTCACGATCCCAAGCCGCTGCCATATAAACCGGCTTTTGCGCTTTCCTGTTTCGTTCATGTTAAGTCGTGAAGACGATCCAAACGATTCGCCACCATCACGCGAAATAGACAGGTCAACCACCGATGAATAGTTCACGTAGGTAAATGAATCGCCCTCGTCAAACTCAGTAGTTATAATGTCGCCACCTTCGGTAATTAATGTCTCCGGCGTTTCCGTTGTTAAATCAGTACCGTCATGACCAGGTGTAATCACAATCGTTGTTTTGTTATTCTGCAATCCATTCTCAATGGTAAAGCCCACAGACTTGCCGATGAAATAACGTTGGGATGGCATTCTAAGCGGTGGTGTGATCCTGATACGCGGTATAATCTTCTCCACTTCATCCTCATAGGAGGCTGTTGTGTACTGCGTACCAAATCGATAAACATTGCCACCATTCAAGCTGACAAAGTAATAGTCATTATTAAAAAACACCACCTGACGCGCTGGATGATAGTCGAGCTCTTCATCGGTTATTGTGAAAAATAACTCGGTATTGAAGTCGTAGGCATAGGACAGGTTATCATCAGGGAATGTTATTTGGTAAATCAAATGACCGTCTTGCTTGAACAAAAACCCCTCGCAATTCGATGGGTTAGTCAATTCTGACAGCTTAAAGTTAATGCCATCCGTAGATATAGACTTAACGCCACTTCCTTGCGTGTACATGATCACAGGCCCGCTTTGTTCATTAGCCGCCAACCACACGACAAAGTTTTCAAGTTCAGCAATACTGGACGGGTTAAGACATCCGTAATCGATGTTAAACGTGCTGTTACGTTGGTAGGGAAACAAAGCTGCTCCAACATCTTGCCATGATTCAGCCACGTTCGAGCCAAACACCAGCAGGTTATTACCGCCCCCTGGCATCGGTAATGCCGCTTGGATAAACCCAGGCTTGCTTTGTATCTCACCAACACTGCTCGCAGCTGGTGACCACGTAAGGCCATTATTTGGGGCAGATAAAACCCATTGCTGGGTTCCATTGATTGCGACAATGAAGCGACCATCTTGGAATGAGCAATAACCACTAGCCGTGAATGGAAACGTTAACAGGAATGCTGATCCTGCTTTTGACGAGTAGAAAACATCGTTCAGGTAATCGTATATATAGGCGTATATACCATCAGTAATCAGGATCTGTTTAGCGTTATTCTCAGCCATAAACACGTCACCCGTTGACGTATCTAACTGGCCAACCGCTGCTGGTGAGTTAGGTATCAAAGGGCCATCAGGATTGAATGGATCGGACGTAAACCGATACACTTGATTGCCAATAACAGCCAGCAAGAAATTCTCAACCGTGCTGACGTAAATGCCACGACCTTCGTTACTACCACCCGCGACAGCCGCAACCGCCCAGCCAGCGTAAGGCACTAGTGCATCGTCACTGACAATCATGTTCCACGTCTGCTCGACACTTATTTTGTCAAATCGTCCAAATTTGTTACCGCCAACCATTTTGAGCGGCACTTCTTGGATGGATTGTTGTAGATTCGGTGCGGGCATATTTTATCCAAATTGATTAAGGCCAGTATCCGCGCCACAAATTTATAGCTTGATAATCCCAGACGGGGCTTGAGCTAAAGAACGATCGTTTCTGCAACGTCAAGTCAGCAGGCGATACCATCAGCAGTTTTTTCTGATATTCGGCAAGCTGTGCTTTTGACGCATCTGGAAAGGTAGCTCCATATTCCGCGCAGATCTTACTTGCCAACTCATAGCGCATATACTCAATATAAAACCCGTCATACAACGTTTCTAGGTCTGTATCGAGAGTCACGGCATCAAACCCAAACTTGCCTGACATCTTCATGACATAAACTTGCTGTGGCTCGAAATACAGGAATATACGAGAACCACCTAGTTCGCGCTCAATACGATACATGTACGGCAAGCTTTCAATATTATCCA